CCGATTTTCGGCGTGAAAAGGGCCGAGGCGACCAGCGTCGCCCCGGCCCCGCCGAGAAAGTGCAAAACCTTATCCCTCGCCACCTGGAGCCTCCTCCGGCGGGGCGGGTGTCCATCCCTCCGGCAGTTCGTCCAGCACCTGCACCTTCATCGGCGCCCAGGCCTTGAGTTCGGCAACCTGCTCCTCGGATAGTCCGTGCGCCGTCCAGCAGGAGCCGTCCGCACCCTCCACGGTGCAGACGGGCCCCCACGTGCCGTCCTCGGCAAAGTGTCCTAGCCACACGGGGCGTTCGCCGTCCGATCCCAAGACCACCTTGACTTCCTCGGTGAAGGCAGGCCAATAGTCCTTGTTCAGGCACAGGATGTAACTCATGCTGTCACCCCCTTCAAGGCGTCCTTGATTTTCTTGAGGTGTTCGTGGTGCTTGACCCCCATCGCTTCCTCCCGCTCAAGGGCTTCAAGCACACGCTTGTCCGTGAGGGCTTGACGCTTCTTCGCTGTCGTGGGGCGTTTGCAGATGCGTTCGGATTTGTCCATCATGCCAGCGTCACCCCCCGTGAGGCCATCAGGCCCTTGAGGTAGAGGTAAGAACGTGTGATTTCGGCCAATATCAGCGTCCGGCCATACAGGGCTACCAACCCAATCTCGCTGGTACAGTATGTCACGCTCGCCATTCCGACCTGCCCCTTGCCTATTTCTAGCGAGGAATGTTCGGATATGGCTACCAAGGGCGACCCTTCGGCAACGGTGTAAGATGATTTAACTACCCCATCCAGTGCCAACATGGGCGCAGGCCCGTGAGCGAACACGACGCTGTGCCAAGTGTTTGCGGAAACGCTATTCATGATGAAATAGTACGAGTTCCCCGCCGAGGGCTTGACGTTCAGCAATAGTTTGCCATTGCCATTTCCACGAATACCAAATCCAGAACCATTCAGTCCCTGTGTCGAGAACAACGCTCCGTTTGCCCACGAGGCGGGGGTCTTGAACACAATCGCCAAGGACGGAAACGGCATCGTGCTTGCGGGTATGGCGGTCCGAGTCAGGAAATCCCCCCCGTCGAAACTCCACGCCGTTCCGGTGTTCGTCGGGTCGTCGGTGGAGGCTCCCGTGGTTGCGCCGTAGGTCGCATGGTTGCCGCGTCCCGAGTAGTCCGTGGCGGTCTGCAGCGCCGCACGTCCAGCTTCGTCAAGCCCGTAGGCGTCACGGTAGGGGTCGTACAGCGCGACTAGGCCGTTGCGGGGGAGGCCGGATTCGTCTCCGGGGAGCCATAGGCGGGTGCCCCTATGTGAGGGACTGCCCTGGCGGATCGGATATTGCAATATGACTGTCATCCACACACCTCCCTACGCTGCGGGGCGGGCATATTCGGGTATGACCCTTGCCTGTCCGTAGCTGATCAGCCACCGGTCGCCGCCCGTGCCGGTAATATAGACGTCGTAGTACAGCCAGCCCGACTCCGGCACAGAGACCGCCCGCAGGTTGGCCAGCGTGTCCTCGTAGACTTGGACGATGGAGTTGGCCGAATCCACGAACACATGGGGCGTCAGCATGACCGTACCACTCTCGTCTGCTGGTCCATCCCTGACCTCGCAGTAGCCCGTATACGCGTTCAGATCGGCAAGCGCTGAGGTTTCGTCGTCGTATACGATGAAGCGAACGTCGAGCACGCCGCCCTGGTAGATGTCGATGTTGGTTCGGAGCGGAGTGATCTTCATTCGTTAGCCCTCCTCGACGGCGATAGTCGAGGTTTTGCCCGTGGCACAGGCCACGTAGACCGCAGGCGGGACGCCATCGAGCACGTCGTACATCCATGCCCTCGATTCGTAGGCGGCGAGTAGTTGCCCCTTGTCCGATGCGGCATCGGCCGCAGAATAGCCGTAGTAGACATTTTCAACCCCGATGTTGCGGATGATGAGTATCTTCCGGTTAGCCAGGTTCGCAGTTCCCACACATGCTAGCGACGCGGTTGCGGTGACGGATTTCTGAGCGTTAATCATTCAATCTGGCCCCCTTATAAGAGTTCTTCGAGCACGACTTCGATGATGCCGACCTTGTACTCGCGTGAAGCGTTCCATTGAGCCTCAAAATCGACGTTCGTTTCGGAAAAGTGAACGGTGACGAGTTCGCCCGAGTGCGGGTCCTCGTACAGAAACGCCTCGTAAGGCCCCTTGCGGTCCCTCCAGAACTGCATCAGGTCGCAGGCGTTCGCGTAGTTGGTCTGGAACACCAGCGAGTAGAGCTTCCCCTTACGGCCCTTGTAATAGCGGCGCTTCGTGCCGTTCTCGAAGTCCGAGGAGATGACGCGGTAGCCCTCCGTGACCTTCGGTTCGGAGGTCGGGGAGAAGTTAAACAGTTCCAAACGTCACCGCCTCCATTTCCTCGACCGTCTCGGCCGCGTCTATCTGCGACCGTGCGTACTGCTTGGCCGCGTGCGCTCCGTAGGCGACCCGCATCATCTCGGCCAAAACCGCCTTCGCGTCCGCAAGCGACACTCCGTAGTGAGTCACGTTGTCCGCATCGGTCAGGTACATCTCGGTCACGCCTTCGAGTTCGTTGTAGCGGATCGCGCCGTCCATCCTGGAGATGTCCGAATCGCGAATCTGCATGGCAAACGTCGCACCGCCCACCGTGACCGTCGCCCTGCCCGTGGAGATGAATTTGTCGTAGGCCTTGGAAATCCGGGCATAGTGTAGGGGCCGGAAATCCTCCAGCCCCTCGCACTTGACCCATTGCCCGTTGATTTTTCGGAATACGTCCATGGAATCACCTACACATCGTCCGAGGTGTCGTAGACGCCCTCGTCGTATTCGATGCCAGCCAGGGTCACAACCCCGGACTGCTCGTCCGAGACCTTGAGCACCCGGAACAGCTTCCGCGTCCAGTTGGGCAGGTCGTACGTGATGCCGATGACATCGCCGACCTCGATGTCCGAGTTGTGTAGGCCGGTCTGTAGGGTAAACCCAGTCCTGCACCTGTGGACGCTCTCCCAGAGCACGTTGAGCATGGCCTTGGCCTGAGTCTTGCCCGTGATGCCGCGGATGCTGATCCGCCGTTCGAACACCCCGCGAGCGCGGATGTCATCCCAGTCGTCGCGGGTGAGGTTGACCATCTCCCAGGAGCCATCCCCGTCGTCCTCGCCATCGGTATATTCGAGGACGATGCGGTTCGGGATCTGGTCTAGCGCGACTGTTGAATATGAGAACGACCCCTCGATGATGTCATCGCTGGTCAGGATCTTCGACGGTGCCAGAACCGGCGCGTCCATCCCTAGCTTCAGGGTTCCCCGGAACGACAGCCACCCCCTGAACACACCCATCATCTCCTGGAGGTGATCAACGATCGGCTTTTGCGTGTCCACGATGTAGTTGAGCTTGATCCCCTCGGCATCGCATTGGGCCGCGACCGCGATGAAGCTGTCAACGTCGATCCAGCTCGCAGGCATCCCGCATCCATAGCGGGTGTTGGTCAAGAGATCGTATATGCACCATGCCGGGTTGTCATACTGCCCACCCCCCGCAAAGAACGTCGGGGGCTCGTTCGTTTCGGCGTCGGTGTAGGGCAGAAGCCCGCCCGCCACGAAGGTATGGCTGTTCAGGGGTTGCTCCGGGCAGGAGATGACGATCTTCGCCTTGCCGCCAGAAGTGACCATGGAAGAGGGGATGAACACTGTCATGACCCCGGACGAGTAATGGACCTCCGCGTCGTCGGTCCCCTCTTTCGTGACGATCAGCTTGCGGACTTCCCATCCTGCCCGAACTCCGTCCGCATGGCTCAAGACAACAGACTTGTCCATCCTTGGCAGGCGGATGGTGTAGTGCGTGCCCGATGTTGCGTCGGGATAGACGTCGATAGAGGACGCGACGGCGGTCTTGATCGTGAAAAACAGCGGGAAGCAGACGACGGCGTGATCGGTCGCGTTGGCGTAGACGTCAGAATTGAACGTGATCTTGCAGTCGTCGGACGGCGTGCCGCCAGCCTCCACGCCCCAGCACCGGCAGGTGGACTTGCTGCCCTTGTACCCAGCGACTACCTTCCTAATGTCTGGATCGTCGTACGTACCAAACTGGACAGAGAACTCGTCGGTGTGCTCGAATCCGTTTGAGGCCGTAGCGTCCGCGCCGATATAGGACAGTGGCGTTTCGTCCTTGAGGGGGAATTCGATGTTCCGTCCCTGGATGACCGCCGTGACGACGGGGTTGCCGGAGAGCTTTGACGAGGCCTCCATCCTCAGGGCCACATACGCAAGGTAGGGATAAGTCAGCGACTCCGGTTCCCATGTCGCGGCGGCCTGCGTCGCTGTCCCCAGGAACACCTCCTTGCTGAGAGTGTCGAGGTCTGCCGTGGTGTAGTCGTTGACCATGACGTCTGATGTGTTGCACGCCACAATGGGGCCTTCGGACAGCGCCACGTGCTCGTAGACGATCTTCTTTGTCTCGTCCTCGAACTGCTGGAAGAAGATGTTGCCTCCCACCCGTACCTTCCCGTAGACGACAGGGATCGGGATCAACTGCGCCATCGGGTTTCGGATTGGGTCGATGGTGTATGTCATAGATGGGGCCGATATGGACGGAACGAGGGCCTCCATGAGGCCCCCGAGGGCTGCACCGACCGCCCACATGAGGCCAGCCGAGATGCCGTAGATGGTTAGCCCCATCGCACCAGCGGCCATGCCGAACACCGCGCCGACCAAAGCTCCTACTGCCACGATCTCACCTCCCCCGGCCGGAAATACCGGAACGGCATCCGGCGAGGTTTCCATGTTGAACTCGTGTATTGGGTGATGGTTAGATGCCCTCCCCAAAGCAGGGTCGCCACATGCCCGCAGCCGCCAATCCGGATGAAGCAGACGTCGCCGTGACGCGGTTCCCTGACCTCGGTGAAGCCGAGCGACAGCATCTCGTCAGGGAACACGAGGGACCATGCCCTGAAATCCTCACTGTCGTAGCGCCATCGGTCGGGAATGTCGCGTCCGAACAGATCGCGCTGAACCATGAGCGCAAGCCCCAGGCAGTCGGTCCCGTGGAGACTGCGACCGCAGAGGAGCCACGGAATGCCGATGTACCGGGTCAGGATGTGGTCTTGTACCATGGGTTCCTCGGGTCGCGGCTTCGGAGGAGGTGAGGAAAGCCGCCGAACCGCGCAATGTTGCCAAAGAAAGTACAGTCCTCTTTCGTGTGATTGCACGTCGTCGGATAGACCCAGAACTCGACCTCGGGGACCCTCCAATCGGCGCTTTCCCCGAGGTTCGCATTCGCGAGGAGCCGCAGGGAGTGAGTCGCCGTAGTCGGGACGTAGGCCGGAACAATGTACTCATTCCACTGGCTGGCCGCGGTCGGGATGGTCCAGGTGCCTATGTCGGTCCACTCACCACCCGTGTCCTTGTACTGGACCTTGATGGAGCCGATATTGTTGGCGGCGTTGGAATACGTGTAGAGCTTGATCTTCTCGATTGGGCGATACACGTTGCTCTGGCCGATATAGGCGACCCCGCTGATCGCGGTCCCCTGCTGTGAGGAACGCCACGCGTCCCCCGTATTGCCGTTGAACGCGAGGCGAGCGGGGTAGAGCAGGGAGCTGCCCCCGCTGATGGCCCGGCTCGTCGATGTGACCTCCATCCCGCTGACTGGTATCGTCGCCCCGCACTCGGAGCCGCCGAACTCCCACGCACAAAGCGGCCAGAACATCCGCCTCGGGACCCTCTGTTCGAGGCTCAAGGGGACTATGACCTCGACCTCGATCTCGGTTTCGGTGACGGTCCACGAGTTGACATGGCCAACGAGGACGACCTGTGCGCAGTCCGGGGTGGTGAGCGCGTCCCGCGTCGCTCGAAGGACCTGAACCTCAACACCCAGGAGGTTGACCTGCGCGGCCAATGCGCAGAAATCGCGGGAGACGTTGTCGATATGGATAATGAGGCTTTTGACTTCGCTCGTTTTTTCCACGGTTAGCGCGTCGAACCTCATCCCGCAGGGCAGGTACGCTTCCGCGTTCCCGTCCTCGTCGAAGAAGGATATGGCCTCCTCCGCATCGGTAAAATAGGCGCTGATCGTGGTGTTCGGATCCGCGATGGTCGGCATGTCGAGCACCCGCAATAGATAGAGGGGCGCGATCTGCGCCCCTCTGGTTGCCTCTATATACGCACTATCGGCTCTCATGGACTAGGCCCCCTTCATCGCGGTGCGGACGGGACCGCTGCGCCTGATACTATGCGACACCATGCTCTCGACGTACCCCCTGTTCTGAACGAAGAAATCCCTGACGCCCTTCGCGTCTATGGCCTTGATGGTCATGTTGATGATGGTGTGGTTCCCGCCCAGGGCCTTCATCTGTTCCTGGGTGAACACGCCCTCGCCCTTCTGCAGCACCGCAAGCTGTTCGTCGCCAGACAACCCCCCAGAGTGGAACCTGGGGAGCAGGGAGACGAACCTGGACGTGCCCTCCTTGCCGACGATGCCGCCCTCGTGAAGGACTCCCATGACTCCGGACAAAGAGGCCCCGCCGAACATCCCGCCCCCGAAAATGCCGCCCATGAAGTATTTGAGGATCATGGCCTTGATCGCGGCGAAGGCAAGCTGTTGAGCCAATGACCGCAGGGAGTCGGACAGGTCGGAGTAGCCCACGGCCGCCGAAGCGAAAGCGTCGGCAAGCGAAGTCGGAAGGCTGACAATCTGGTCGAGGATGCTGGTCTGCGTCTCGGCGTAAGCCTGCTGCATGACGCTCATGACCGTCTTGCGCTGCTGCTGCAATTGGATCTCAAGCTGGACAAGTTTCAGGTTGTGGTCCATCTGAAGCTGAACGATCTGCCGGTTGATGGCGTCACGCTCGGACACCTCGAGACCGCCCAATGCGAGGCGGTCCTGCAAGGCTTTGACTTCGATTTCGTAAAGCTGGTTTTCCTGCGCGATCTTGCGCTCAATCAACTGCTCCTGCGTAATCTCTCCGGCTTCGAGCGCGGCCTGGTCGTACTCGGCCTGTATGGACAGTTTTGTGGACGCCTTGAGCCGTTCCATCTCGATTTCCGTGGCGTTCCATTGGGTGATGAGTTCCTTGCCCTTCTCGTAGCTGGCAAGGCGAGCGTCCTCAGACTTGTCGATGGATTCCTGGTACTGCTTCCAGATTGGCTCCAACGCCTGCCATTTCTGCTTGATGATGTCAAGCGCGTGGACGTCCTTCAATCCCGGCGTTGAGGCCAGCTTATCGAGGGCCTCGGTGTATTCCTCGATGGACAGCCTGCCCACCTGATAGGCCAGTTTCAGCTCGCGAGCCTGTTCCTTTATTTTTGTGATCCACTTGGCATATTTGTCGTCGCCGGAACCGGTGCCGCCTGTTCCCACGGGCTTCGTCGCAAGCTCGTCGATGACCTTCTGGTTGGCCTTCGCCTGTTCGATGAACAGCCTATCCTGGTTCAGGTACTCCTGACGCGCGGTTTCTCGGAGCGCGGCCTGCTGGCGCGACAAATCGTCGCCGTACCCGCCCCCGCCGATGGGGTGCATGGTCGCCGGATCGGTGCCGTCACCCTGTCGCTCGCTCAGCGATGAAACCGACTTGTTCCACCTGTAGCCGAAAATCTTGTCGGAAGCGAGTTTCGCAAGGAGTGGGATGATCCAGATGAGGTTTTTGCCGAGCGCGAGAACGGCGAAGTTAAGAGCCTCTGCCGCCGCCTTCAGCTTGGCAAGCCCTCCAACGCCGGACAGCGAACTGAGATAGACGGTCTGAATAAGCAGGGCAAAGCGACCAAGCTTGGACGCCGCAGTCACGGCCTCGACGCCGTAAAGCCCCATTTTAAACTGGTTTAGGGCCGTGGTCGCCATACCGAGCGTCGCGAGAAGCCCCGTCGCCCCAAGCTTGAACATGTAGGCTTCGAGAATGACCTTGCCCACGCTCAGGGCTTCGTTGACACCTTTGATCGATCCCGTAAGAGCGTTGAACGCCGTGCCTAGATTGGAGGATTGCGCAACGCGGGTGAAAAGGCGAAGCCTCTCCGTGACCTGCGGGAAAAGCTGGTCCCGAAGCATGGTGAATACGGGGACGACCATCTGGACCATAGCCTGTTTCATCGTGGATGTCATGACCGTCAAGCGCCCATTGAACGTACTGGCCTGTGCCTGCATCTGACCCGCGAACTGCTGCTGCATCCCAGCGAGTATGGCGCTCGTGGCCGTCTGTGAGTCGATCTGACGTTTCTGAACACGATCCATCGCTTCCTGGACCGTGATGTTCAGATAGTCCGCAAGCATCTTCCATGCCGCGATGCCCGCTTCGCCCAACTGCCTCATTTCCTGGGCTTGCAAAGTTCCTTTGCTCTTGATCTGCGGTCGTTGTTATCGCGTTGGCTCTTTATCCAACGCTTCTTGCGGTTTCCCGCAAGTTCGGAGTACGTTTTCACCCTAAGGTGTCGGGGACTCGTGGGGGCATTATATTCTCTCTAAGAGTTTCAGCCCCTACTCTCTACGGTGACACAGGCTGTTAAACCTGTGTTTACCACGGCGTTACCATAGGCTTTTGCCTGTAGGTTTCGCCGTATTTCCCCGATTTATACTCGGCCAGATTATCACAAACCGAGTGCAAGCGCTATGCGCATGCCACCGTCCTGCATTGACAGCCCTAGACCAGCCGCAGCGTCAGCGATCGTCTTGAGGATCGGGACAATTTCGCCGGCCCTGAACCCGTAGGCCAGCAGCCTCCGCGCTGCGTCCTGAGCTGTTTCCAGCTCGATCGGGACCTTGAGGGACATGTCGCGCAGCGCGCTCATGACGTCCTTGGCCACTTGAGCAGACCCAGTCATGGCTCGGAACCCGACCTCGGTCTGCTCCAGCGCAGCCTTGAACCGGAAGGCCTCGCGTGTGCTGTCGACGATGGCCCCCTTAATTGCGTAGAACCCAGCCAGCCCGCCAGTCACGCTGAACGCCGATGCCATGGCAGCCTTCAGCCCCTGCAGGGCCGACGTAGTCGTGGTCACGGTGGCCTGCAGATGCTTGAACTGCGAACTGGCATTGTCCGTGGCGGAAATTCTTATATGGACCTCTTTCTGGGCCACGGTTTTCCCCCCTCACGCTAGACTATTGCCACGACATCAGGTCCTGGATGTCCGAGCGCGACGCCACCGGAGCGGACTGCCCGTCGCGCTTACCCACCTTGATCCTGATCTGCTCCAGGAGCATCCGTGGGGTTGCTTTCCAGAACTCGTCATGGCGCCAGCCGAGGACCGAGACTGCCATGTACAGCATCCATGGCCAGTCCCAGTCCTCGGCACCGCTCAGTTTTTTTCGGATTCCTCCTTGCCGCCGGCCGGCAGAGCAGACTCGAGCGCATTGGCAATGGCCTCGGCGTAGGTGCCGGCATCGGACACGGTCATGAGCGCGCCGACGTCCCTTGGGGTCGGAAACTCATTTCCGTGGGCATCCAGCAGCCCAGCCCACAGCAGGGCACGATAGGCGGCGAGGGATCCCGACGCCAGCCCTTCCATGGCCCCGTCGACGGACCCGAACTGTTCCTCCAATGCGCAGAAAGAATTGAAGCTGAACACCAGCTTGTAATTTTTCCCGCCCAGCGAAATGATCGTGGGCATGGGACGTACATCAGCGGCCTTACCCATCCATGTTCCCTCCCAAAAAGTCAGGTTATGAAGCCGGACGGGCTTGCGCCCGTCGAATCAGCACTAGGACAACGGAGCAGTCGTCTCGCGGAAGACCAGGTCCATGATCTTGCCGTTGTTGATCGTGCCGATCGCTTTCCCAGAGCAGCTGATCGAGGCATATTCCTCCGTCTGGAATTCGATCTTGAACTGCCCCTTGCACTTATAAAGCGTAAGCCAGACGTCGCCAGAGGCAAAATCTGAATAGATAATCTTGCCCTGAAGCTTAAAATACTTAGCCAGACTGGTGCTGCTGATGTTAAGCGTCTGGGTCTGGTTCGGGGCCGTGCCGCCTGCCGTCAGCGTGCCGCCCGTGATGATCTTTAGCGCATCGAGCGAAACAATGGCGTGCTCAAAGCTGAACTCGACGGCGGCGAGCTTCTGATACGTATCGAGCAGGGCCTCGTCGCCACGAAGCTCTTTCTCGACGTAGGTCGGCGTCAATGTCAACTTGGTGACCCCAGGGATGTCGACTGCGGTTCCGTAGGTCAGCGAGCCGGACGTGTCTACCGTCAGCTCGTTGATCACCATATCGTTCAAGCCGAGGACCTTCGAACTGGTTGCCAGCGGCATTATCTCTACCTCCTAGACTAGGACTTTGGGGACACGTATGACCACGCTCATGCGGCCTGGGAACTGCGGAAAGAACTCATACGCCTCGATGTCGTAGTCACTTCGAGACGCCGGAAAGCCAAGCCCCAGACATGCGTCCTTGACACAGGACCACAACAGCTCCCCCAGCTCGTCGGTCTGCTGGAGGCCGGCCAGCGCGACCGTGTTTCCCGACGTGGTCGATCCGCTGTTGTAGACGGACCAGGCCACCACCACGATCCAGCTCCACTCCCCCTCCCGTTCTCCTTCTGTCCATAATGATGGGTAAATGATCACATATGGACAGTCTTTCTCGGTTGGCGGGTTCTTGCCGTTCAGCCCGACGAAGATCTTCAGTGGGCTGAACCTGTTGGTCGTACACCACGCGGAGATGCTGGAAGAAGAGGCGACCTTGCTCGCGATGGCGGAAACGATGTCCATGAGCTTCATCTCGGCGGCCTCCTCCCCGTCACGATCCACTCGGCAAGGTAATTCCCTGCCCTCTCAGCGATTTCATCCTTGCGGATCCGGTATTCCGGCGTATACGTGCCGCGGACAGGGATCTTGATTCGAGTCTTCGAGGCCGACAACGGGATGCCCATGGCCCAGAAAAATCGCCGCATCTTGGGGGTCACAGGGTACTCGAACCCGTATTCGTGCTTAATCCCTGTCCTGTGGGCCGTGTTGGTCATCCATCCGATGTCGGCCATCATCCGTTCGGGCCTTTGCTCGACGAAGACCGCGTTGACCAGTTTTCCCAGGATGTTCTTGGATGGCTTCTTCCACCGGATCGCCCGCCAGCCGCCGTTCTTCTTCCTATTTCGGCCCCTGTAGGAGCCGATGAAACCCAGCAGGTTGGACCGGTCCCCCATGACCGACTGGCCGATGTCCTCGCGCGGCTGGTACGGTTCCCCAGGGGGACCTCCGGCAAGGATGTCCTGCTTGATCTGGCCGCGGAGCCAGAATCCCGTTCGCCGGATCGACTTCCACGTGATCTCTCCGACCTTGCCGCCGACCTGCCTGAGGTAGGGACTCAGCGTGTCATAGACGTCGATCCAGCTCACGCCCAGACACCCTCTCCGGTGCTGGCCTGGAGCTTGAACACGCCGCCATTGGTCTCCAGCAGACGCTCCACGCGCCAGAGACGATTCCGGTAGAGGATCGTGTCTCCGTTCTGCGGATCCGGCACGTCCTGGGCGGAAAACCAGAACCACCCCAGCGTGATCTGTCCTGCCGGTCCATAGCTGTTCCCGATGATCCGGTCGTTCCAGTCCTCGTAGATTCCGATCACGGAGGCTCCGTTGTACTCCATCTCCTCGCCCCAGTCCGCGGCGAGGATCACCCAGTCGGACGCAATGGTTGAGTAAACCGCCACGATATCACCACCTCAAAGGGGGGCCAGCCCGTCAGGACAGGCCCCCTCGTCTCCATCAGACTACGCGTCGGCGGACCAGGCGTAGCTCCAGCTCGTGTCGGCGTTCTTCTTGAGGATCTGTCCGTTGGTGCCGCCGGCCGGCAGCCCGTGCACGTTGCCCTGGTTGATCAGGCAGATGCAGGTCGTTCCCGTATCGGCCTTCGCGGCGAGGCAGACGCCGAGCACGGCATTGCCGGCCTCGGTCTTTGTTGCCTTCTTCGCCGTTGCGTCCCAGTAGAGCAGGTCGCCGGCGGCAAAGGCCGCGTTGTTCACAGCAGGCAGGATCCACGCGCCCGTGATCTCCAGCACTCCGGAGGCCCCGTCGGCGATGTCGGCAACAGCGATGCCGATCAGGTTCCCGACCGGAACGACGTCGCCGGCGGCAACCGCGGACCCGCTCCCGTTGACCCAGTCGATCACAGCTCCGTTCTTGTGGGGGACTGCCATTCTCGCCATTATATTATTACCTCCCTAGGGTATTTATTATTCGGTGCAGTTATGCCCTACTACTTGCCGGCATTCTTATACAGGCCGCGATGATCGATGGCCTTTGCGGCTACGTCGAGGCGGACCTTGAACTCGATGCCGTCGACGTCCCAGTTTTCGCGGCTTTCGACCACGGGAGCGCGGGCCCCGTCGAGGAAGCAGACCTCGATCGTGTCGACCACGGCGGGAGATGCGGAAAGATACCAGGCATCCTTGCTGGTGAGCTCGGCGTCGCCGATGACCGTGAGCCGGCCGCGCAGGACGTTGGGCACGTTGTTGGTCTCCTCAGGATCCACCGTGGAGGCCATGAGCTGGCGGCTGGTCCACTCCAGCTCGGGCGGGACGATCAGGAACTCGGGCACGATGTTTAGGACCTGGTTCCCGCTAATATCGGTCTGGCGGCGGAAGGCGGCCATGGCCTCCTCAAGGCGGGTGATCGACGGGACACCGACGTTGGTCGCGAGGTTGCCGTGGTTGGCGTGGAACAGGTTAACCCCGTCCGCCATGGCGGCGTTGGTCTCGAGGATCGCATAGGGGAGCCCGTTCACGAGGCGCTTGGCAGCGTTGCCGAACGCGCTGGCGATCCGGCTGAAGGCCGACAGGTCGTCGTTGATGATGGCCTCGCGGGTGAGGCTGAACTTCCGTCCATAGGTAGCCAGCGCGTACTGTTCCCTGTCCTCAGCGAAGGTCGCGAACGCATATTCGCCGCCCTCCTTCTTCAAGACAAGATCGGGAGCCTCGGAGAAGCGCATCCGGCTCACGGGCTTGAAGTCGTTGGTGTCGACGGTCCGCGTCCACAGCTCATAGGTGCTCGGTGCCGTGTCGTAGGCCGACAGCAAGCTCTTCTTCCCGACGTTGCTGAGGATATAGGGGAAGTCGCCCGTTCCGGCGCCGAACAGCGCGCGGGTTGCCAGCTCGAGGCGGGTCATGCCGGCAGTCTTGACCCCGCGGCGCTCCAGCAGGGTGCGGGCCATCTCCAGCAGGCTCATGTGCTCGAAGGGGTTCCCCTCGTCGGCCTTCTGGACCAGCCCGATCCGACGCCCGATGGCCTCGATGCCGGCGGTGCGGAGGCGGTCGGTTTCGTCGACCTGGACGGTCACGGAGGCGGTCTCTACCGGCTTGCGGTTGGCGCGGACCCTGTCGAGGATCGCCGCGCGGACGGCGTCCACAGAGGCACCGGAGCTGATATACTCGGCCGGATCCACGTCAAAGTCGCGGCACAGGGAGACAATTTCGGCCACGCGGGCGCGCTCCTCCGCCGCCACCTTGGCGCGGACTTCCTCGACGTTCACCGCTTCGCGGACCTCGTTCACATTCATTTCGTTCATCGATTCGGATCCTCCTTCGGGTTCGATTTCGTTGTTGGGTTCCTCGTCGCACTCCTCGTCCATGCTCCGGCCTACCCCCACCGTGGGATCCGCGGGGATCGGCTCAATCGAAATCTCAAACGGAATCCACTTCGTCGCCAGCTCGGCGGGTCCTGTAATCCCGCGGAAGGTCTCCCCTTCCTCGATCTCGGTGATCTCGCGGATCTCGTAGCCGACAGACACACCCCTCAGCGTGCCGCTCTTGATTTTGTCAAGAACCCGCTGCGCGTCCTCGTCGGTATCGAATTCGACGCGGGCGCGCCCCTTCCTGCTTTCACGGTCGATCCATGCCGACACTACACGCCCCACGGGCATGACTCCGAAATTCGGGTCCCTGCCGTGGGCGAACAGGACGACGCCGCCGTCGTTCAGCCGCGCCAGGTCGACGTCGGACTCCTCGTGCCCCAGGATCTCCAGCCCCCACCACCGCTGGACCGGCTCCTCTGAGCTGAAGCTCAGCTCGAGCTCCCGCTCGTTATCGCCGTACCGGAACTCTCCGGTCATGGTCCGCGATAGGGGCTTCCCGTTATTCCTGTTCGGATCCCATTTCCTCTCCATCGCCATTCGGCGGATCACCTCCCTGCTGAGCCGCCGGATCAACGGTGGCTAGCCCGATGGATTTTGCGTATTCGATCTCCTCGCGCCGCTGTTCGAGGACCTCCTGCCAGTCCAGCCCCAGCTGGCCGCAGATCTGCGAGAGGGTGATGTACCCCCGGTCGAGCCCAAGGTTGTTGGCCTGTGCTTCCTTGAGAGGATCTATCCATCCCCATCCAGGAGCGATCCAGCGCGCTGGCAGATAGTCCTGCGGGCGAGAACTGAACGCCCTGGACCTGAGCTTCCCGGACATAACCGCCCATTTGAGAAACTCCTCCCACACGGGCTGGCAGAAATGGTCGATGATGAATTGCTGCATCACCGAGAATGCCCGCCGGTCCTCCAGATGCCCCTGTCTGGCGGACGAGAACGTCACCTTGGACAGGTCACGGGCGAGCAGCTCATAACTCAGCCCCATGGCACCAGCCACGAGCCTCTGCTGCGCCTCGATGAACTCTTTTGCCGTCGTGTCCGGCCGCCCAGGAGTAGCCGTCTTGACGTCCTCACCAGGACGCAGGTAGACGCTCATACCAGGCTTCAGCCCCTCGATCGGGTTCCCGTCGTCGTCCAGGTCCAGTCTGCCGAGCGCCGCAGAAGGGGCCGACGTCGTGATGAACAAGGCGAAGCAGGCGGCGATCCTCGCCGCGACCAGCTCCGCGTCGATGAACTCGGTCGTGTCCCTAATCCTCTGGAGCGCCGGAGCGAAGGGCGAGATTCCCCGCAGCTGCGTGGGCAGGATCTTGGTGTAGCCGTGGATCATGTCCGACGCGGGGATCACGGTCGTCTGGCTCGACGGGGCCTGCGTGGCGTATCCCTGGAGGACATGGTAGGCCACGGGGCGGGAGTACTCGTCGATCTCGACGCCCGAATAGACGTTCTGCGTGCCCCGCAGGCTGAACGGGCTCTGGACCATCAGCGGGTCGATCAGCTGGACCTGGTAGGGAACCAGCATGGTGTCGGCCGCCTTGCCCGACGGGACCACGTGATGCACGAAAAACTCGCCGTCGAAGAGCCAGCGGCGCAGGACCAGCCGCTGAAGGTCCCAGAAGGTCGAACCCCCCGTGACGTCGCAGTTTTTCTGCTTGATCCACTCGTTCCACAGGGCCTCGGCCTCGCGCGCGAAGCTCTTGCTGGCCGCCTTGGACTGGGGCCGGATCCCCGTGCCGATCACGTTGGCGATCACGGCATTCGCCACGGACGCCGTGATGTCGTTCTCGTACTCCAGCTGCCGGCTCCGTGCCAGCAGAGGCAGACGGTCCGCGCCGAACATCTCCTCCGGCGTCATAGTAGCCGTCGTGCTCCAGTCGTTCGATAACCGGTCCTTCCGTGCCGCCTTGTGGGTCCGGTCCGACACGATGGCCTCAAGATGGGCCTTCGCCGCCAGACGCTTCAATGCCCACGCGGGCGACACGGCACCAATGACCTTGTCGATGAGAGATAGCTTAATTTTCGGCACCTCCCCCCTCTTTTGACTTTGTGAAAAATTTCTACTACTCAAACTAAAATCCTTATATATACGCGTGGGAGTAGTTGGTATTACTGAAGGTCCGCCCGCGCGCACACACGTGTCTGAGCAGTCACTTTTTTGGTCTCTGCTCACTTTCGTGTAGGCTAAAGTTCAGTATTTGCAAGCATTTGAGTCATTTTGAGCAGAGTGAGCAGTTGAGCAGAGACCATTTTATTTTTTTTGGAATTACTCCCATGCGTATATATAGGGGTCTGCTCTCTGCTCAGACGCCCACCCCCCCCCGTCCGAAAAACCGAACCCCAAAACAGGGGATAGACCCACATCAAAATTTGGCCATTTTTCGCTCCGTAGAGGTGTATAATCCTAATTTCATACTAAGCCCTTGCAAATACTGGCTTCGCAGGCACCTTTTATTAAATGGATTTAAGGTTTGTCTAAAGGTATAATCACACCCCTAAAAAAAGTTATGCGCCCCATGACCCCAGTTTTAGGGGGTTTCTGGGGGCTATCTCACGTCAAACCTGATGAATGCTCGATTTCCGGTGGTCTGGAGTGCGATGATGTCCTCCAGCTCGCGCTTTCGCTCAAGCAGGACCTTCAGATCCCCGCGTGTCATCCGTCTTCCGCCGATGTAGTACTCCTGCCCCCCCTCGTAGATGGCCTTGATGGCTTTGTTTACGAGGTCCAGCTCCTCCGCGTAGGTCATCGTGTCACCTCCCCATCACCCAGTCGCTCACCCGCGGCCTGTATCGGCTGGTCTTGTCCGCGGCCGGCACGGAGCGCGGGGCCTCCTGCTTCTCCGGAGCCTGTTCTGGCGCGTCCATGTAGCGGATCTGCAGCAGCTCGGCCGCCAGCGCGTTGAGGGCTGCCGTGTCCAGGTAGTGGTTCGCGGCGTGGCTCGTGACCTTCTCCCATACCTCTTCGTACGTCCCCGTCCGCCGGTTGAGCGCCATGACCTTGCGCTCGGCCACCAGCTGTTCCGCGTACTCATGCGGACACCTCGCAAAGACCCTCCACGCACCCATCTCTCCAGGTTCGCGCGCCACCCTGCCGTGGACCCATCCCTTCCAGTACCCCGTGTCGTGGATCCAGAGCTTCAGCGGGGCCGCCCCCTGACGGTCGATGTTGGACACCGTGTAGAGCTTGCCGTTCAGGGGCTTGCTGGAGCCTTTGCAGGGGAGGAACAGGTCAGGCCGCTTCGCGCAGAACTCGTAGACCTCGTCGGTCCGGAAGCCCGAGTCGACCATGCAGAGTCTCACGTGATGGATCCTGCCGTCCTCTGTCCTCCAGACACCTCGATCCATAACCATCGATATGGTTTCCCAGGTGTCGGCACGCCCGCAGTCCACGAGCCACGAAGTGGCCCCGCGGCCCCAGGCTCGGACCTCCCAGACCATGTAGTCCTTCTGGACGTCCACCCCGCCGGTCAGAAACCACGCCTCGCTTGGGACCTGCCCCCGCGGGATGCCGGTCTCGTGCTTCAGGACCGCCTGTGCCGCCACCTCCACGGCCTGCTCCCGCCACGGCTCGCCCAACCACGAGTTAATGAAGTTGCGAAGCCGGTCGGGAAAGTCCTTGGCCTGGATGAACTCGGCTGCGATGTCACCAAAGGTCAGGGCCGGCGCGTAGATGGAGTTGAGGTGGAAGGCCACGTGCCTGGGCCTCTCGACCTGCGTGTCGGGGATCCATTGCCCCTTCAGGAGCATCCCCATCTTCTGACTGTCCGTGATGGCCTCTCTGCACTTCTCGCATTCGTACCAGCTTGATACGCGGGCCCGCTGGGCGACCTCACGCAGCTTTTCTGGGTCCCCCTTGGCCAGCTTCATGTCTTCGCGGATCTGGTCCGGAAACTTGACGCCGCTCATCACGAGGGGCTGCATATGGCCGCAGTACGGGCACGGCACGTGGTACTCGTACCGCACGTCGGCGGACAGGAAGGACTGGTAGATGGCCCCCTTCTCCACGGTCGGCGTCGAGCATTGAACTACCTTGCGGTTGGTGTACGTCTTGGTTCGTTCCTTGGCGAGGCTGATCGGGTCAGCCTCCTCTCCCAGGAAAGGCGGGTATTTGTCGACCTCGTCCAGCCAGAGATACCGGATCGGCTTGGAGGACAGGGAGGCCGGCGAGTTTGCGCCGGACAGGCAGATGTAGCCGCCCCAGAAGTGGATCTCAAGCGTGGTGCTCTCGCTTGGGATGTGACGTTCCACCACCGTGGGGCTTGTCTCGAAGAGGGGCTGGATCCGCAGCTTGGAGACCCCTCTAGCGATGTCTTCCGTGGGGTAGACCACCATCGCCGACCCAGGGTCCTGAGAAACCACCCAGCCGATCTGGTTGAGGATGGCCTCGGTCTTGCCGACCTGCGTCCCGGTCATGTACGTGATCTCGTGGACATACGGCAGCGTGAAGGCGTCCATCATCCCCACAAGGTACGGGGTTCGGGTGTTGCGCCACGGACCAGGCCTACTGCTGGTCCTGGTGTCGAGAACGCGCTCGGTCTCCGCCCACTCACTCACCGTGAGCCTTGCCGGAGGCCTCCACGCGAGCCTCTCCTTCGGCAGCCACGCCACCGGAGGCAGGTTCCACCTTCGGGGTGTACTGTCCGCCTCTGCTGTATTCATTAAGCAGGCTTTCCGCCTCACGTCTCAGGACCACCTCGATTTCCGGAGCATCCTTCCCGACCAGGTCGAGGGGAAGCGCCTTCGCAAAGTTGAGCAGGCCCACGCGGACCGCACTCACGCGGCTGGCCCACTCCGACTCGACTTCCTCTTTCGGGAGATACTCCCCTCGCATGATCTTCAACTGGAGCTCGGCCTGTGCCGCCTTCGCCTCCCTGTAGCGGGTCTCCGCCTTCGTCTGGCGCCGCTTCAGGCTGCCCTCGTCGCTCTCGTCCGCCGATTCCTGGTCGTCGCCGCTCTCCAGAGCCACCCCGTAGGATTTCAGGTACCAGTGAACAAAGTCCTTGAGGCAGTACAGTCCGTGAGAGTGCTGAGGCGCCCCGAAATTGTTCACATATTTTCGGAGCGTGGGTACCGAAATGCCCATGATCTCCGATAGAACGTTCAAGGGGACCAGAAAATCAGCCGTTTTTATGACCTCGAGGGACTCATTCTCGGGTTTTCTTGACATTTTTAGCCTCCAAAGGCCTTTTTGGCTTATTTTTTTAGGTTTTTAGGGGCTTCCGGCTTGGGTAAGCAGGCAAAAACGATTCCAAATTGCGCCGAAAGCCGAGGCGCCGCGACCCCTGCGCTTTTACCCCATGGGAGTACCTGCATTCATGCGCATCGACATCACTATGTCGATAATATACGTATACACATAATACATAAACTGTAAACCTAATACAGTTTACTAGTTAATTGTATCCATTACACAATATACTATGTGCAACGTACAACGTTCCCTGCACGTTGTTACATCGATGCTAATACCATTGGCAGTATGAGTATATTTGCTCTGCTGAAGCGTGCATAATGCGTCCATCGTGCTTCAACTGAACGACAATCCAGCCATGGTATATGTAACGCTTCATCATATCTAGTTTGTAATCATGTCAATGTAATTACCCACTTGACAACATGTTTGCAGGGTGTATTATGAGCATGCAAGGCAACTTGACAACCTGCAAGACCGATTGGGCCGGGACCCCTTAAGGCTTGCGGGCGAACTTGAAACAAAAAACCCTTTGGAGGTGTTAACCATGAAGGAGACCTACGAGATGACACTCATCCAGTACACAGCCCATCTGCTGAACCTGAACAAATACCGCCAGGCTTACAAGCGTGACGCAAGGGCCATGGAAAGCTTTAAGGCCAATTGCCAGGATCAGTGGATCAAAATCATCCTTGACCGTGCGAAAGAAGCGAAACTGGAAGATTGCGTTATCCGGGATTTCATCAAACGCTTCGGGGAAGGCGAACTCCACCGGATGTTCCGGGGTATTTACGAAAAAGGAATCTCCGGTTGGATCCCCGCAGACGTTAAAGCCTACAACGGATTTTAGGAGATTGCAAAATGACCAAAACCGAAGAGGTTTTGAAAGATTGCGTATCAATGGCACGCAAGCGTCTTGCACCCGATGGGCAAATGAGACCATCAATGAAATCAACACCTTAGTAGGTAGCCCGAATGAAGAAAATTGACTATCCCCGCGAACAGCTTTCAGTGAGGCTTGAACTTGAACTCGCAAAAGCCTTCAAAATCGCCCTTATCCAGCGGGGCGAAACCGCCCAGGCTGTACTCGAACAGGCCGTCCGCGAGTATGTGAGCAAACAAAACTAGGAGGTGTTGGTTATGATGGATCGCTCTGAATATCTTCCCGACAATTGCGAAACCCTGAAAGAGGCAATCATGGAAAGAGCAACGGAAATAGCTTATCAGGACGCGAAGCAATACAGGGAAAACGTTGATCCTGATTGCTCATGGAAAGAAGCTTTTACCAAAACTGGCAACCGGAAATACTTCAACCGTTATTTCAATTAGCAAACTAAAAACAGGGGAGCCTAAAAACTCCCCTTAAATAAAAACTTTGGAGGTGGAGAGGATGATATACGTATCGGTTGATGGTGACGTTGCAACCGTAGATATTGACGGTATCAGGGGGACAGGGAAAATCATCTCGAAGGAGATCCGTGCGGATCGCCACATTGAGGACGACGAAATTATCCACATCGGGGATCGCGAATACTCTGTGGATGTCTACGTGTGGTATGGTGAGGACGTCCAGCAAGAGGTAATCCTGATAGAGTGGGAGGGGTGGACTACGATACAAGAGAACCTCCCGCCCGTCCGGTATGGGCGGAACGTGCTATCAGTGAGTAGCCAACTAACAACCGAGGGGCAACACTAACACACGGGGCCGAAAGGCCCCTTTTTTCGTGCACTACGGTGTCACGAATTCCTAGGGCAATCCGTAATCCCGGCACATTTCCCGGAATTTCCGGCTTTGGAACACAAGGCCGTTGTAGCTGCGGATCATCGGCTTGCACTGTTCGTTCCTCAAGGTACCGAAACGGTTCAGACAGGCTTCCTCCAACGCTCTTTCGGCTTCCTTCGCCCGGCCCCGAAGGGCAAATTCATACCCGATACAGCTCCTGTCGTGGCAGTCCACCAGCGCCACCAGATGCCCCCAACCGTCTTTCCCGCCACGAATCACTAACAAAGTAAGGCGAACGGGAGATTAAATGGAACGGTTCCAAATGATTGCGTGCAATGCAGCGATGTATAAGATATACACTCTCCACGTCCTGTAAGTTTATCTCAGGATGGACATAAAAAAACAAACAAATGATTAAAGAAGAATTATAATAGATAAAACCCATTGACAACATCTGTAGGCATGGTATTATGTGCATGTAAGGACCTTTTAAACTAAAAACTCTGGAGGTGTTGAGGATGACAAAGGGGAAAGCAATCGTTGAGCATATCAAAAAAACACCCGGTCTTACTAATCCAACAATCGCGGCCAGTACTGTTAATTGCTCCCTCTCCTACGCTAAGAGGGTTTTCGCCTATCTAGTCGCCACTGGGAACGTTGAGGAAGAAATCAATTACGACGGACGCACGATTTATTTCTACCTGGCTGGGATTTTAATTCACAATTAAGAATCTAGCCCCTCGTGGGCGCTTCAGGGCATGTATGTTTTCGCGCGCAAGGGTAAAGCCCTTGGCTCAATTCAAACATGCCCATTGTAGGGCATTCTGGAGGGGCACCGTCTGAACCGTTGGATTGACTGGGTTCGCGGCCGCGCGGCCGTGAATCGCGGTTGCGAACGATTGCGCCGCGCGGCGGCTGACGCCCCAAAACCCAGCGCAGGGCTGGGGCGGGCTGGATTTAATCTTTAAATTTTTTCCCTCAATCGGCTAATGGCGGCTAATGACGCGGCCGGAGCGAACGACGAAGCGAATCGCTCCGCGCCACCGAGCTCAGGGACAGGATCACGGGGGATAGTTGGACCGTCGTCCTGGGAAAACCATCGAGGACCGTCGGCCGGCCCTTGAGCGGTCCGAGAATCTAACCCTTTTTCGTCCAGGAGGGTGTCCGGCTCGCCATGGCGATGACCCCCCAAGGGAGATGGCGTCTATTCCCAGCCGGAAGGATCCACCGGATCAGCCCAACCAGCCCTCCAGAGCCCCGCGTGAAATGGCCTGAAACGCCGGAGCCGTCCTGACGGGTGCCGGACCAGCCGCTGGAGGGGGGCCGGCGAAGGGCACCGTGAGTCCGCTACGCAGACCTTCACAGCCTCCGCCGGCCGGCGGCCAGCCTGGTAGGGGGGGTGTACGGAAATGGAGATCTGGAGGGGAAAATTGAAAATCGAAAAGACAAAAATAAAAAAATGTTTCCTATTAGGCCCCAATATGTGAAAAAGGACCCAGACTTGACAGGTATATGTATTAGGGATATAATATGACCATCTTATATTCAGCGAATAGCAAAGACGCCAAAGGCAGGGGGCCGGAAGATCCGGCCCCCTTTTCTTTTGGCGCCTGTCGGGTATATGGAGAGAGGGGGATTGCAGGTTAATTAACGATGCGGACGTGCTTCTCCCCGTCGCCGCTCAGGACCACCACTGGGGCTCCTGTCACGGCCGGAGGGAGCAGCGCGCGCTCGGCGTAGGTGTCGCCGTCCAGCCAGGTGCCGGAATTGACCAGGTGCACCACGTGCTTGCGCATAACGTTGTTGTATGGGTCAGGGAGCCACACGGCAGACTGGCAGGACAGGGGAGCGTGGGTATGACCCAGCACAACCACGTCCGCCACGATCATCTCCATGCCCCTCCGCAGGGCATTGGCCTTGCCGCCGACGGTCCGGCCTCCGCCGGAACCGTGCGACAGGAACACCGTGTAGGCCGCCCTTTTCCCGTTGCGCTTGCGGCCGAAGGCGATCTTGAGACAGACCGCGTCCCCGTAGTACACGGAAGCTCTTCCCAGGATATAGGCCATCACGCTCATGGGATCCAGCCCGTCGCTTCGGCGGGACCTGTAACAGTGGTTCCCGCGGACCATGGCGACGATACGGTCCGCAACCGGCTCCAGCAAAGCAGCGGCGGCCTCGCATTGCCCCTGAGGGTCGGCGATGACCTCCTCGTAATTCACGCCTACTGATGACTTGATCGAGTTGTTGATCCAGTCACCGACGCCCAGGACAAGTCCACAGGGGTCGCTCGCGATCCTGGACACGTATCGGCGGAAGCCCTGGATGTCGAAGCCGGCCGCGCCGACATGCATGTCTCCGACCGGATATAGACGGACGCTCCGCGTCTGGGGATCCGCAAGGATCGGGTGCTCGACCTCCACGATCCTCATCAGGGGAACACGATCCTTTCCTCGATCACGGAACCGTTGCTCTCAAGAGACAGGATCCCCGCCTCCCCTTCGGTCTCGAACGCATCGTAGAATTCCTCCGCCTTCTCGCGGGTCCGGAAGCGCCAGACGTGCTCGTGCGGAGGATAGTCAGTCGCAAAGATCACCTCGTACATGATCCACACCCCACAAAAAATGCCGCCCACCCATCAGGGTGAGCGGCAATCCGGAATTCCTGCCAGCATACGTATTATAGCATACATTATTCATTTGTCAATGATCTTTTTAATGAACCTTTTAATGAACCCCTGGACTTCGGCGGGGCAGCATGGGCGCTCTCCTGCCGCGGAACAGGGGGCCGCAGGGCAGCCGTGATCGCGATCTTGTCGCATACCGACTTGTTGCTTTTGATCAGGCCCCTCGTCGACATTCTGTGCCTCAGGGCAATCACGTCCAGGGAGGCGGGGTGCAGGATCGTGTCCTCGAACCGGCGCCATTGCGTCGGGTGATACTCGGAGACTAGCTTTGCCGCCCGCGCAATGTTCGGCCAGCCCCCGCCTTCAGCCGCGATCTCGTCGACCTTCTCGGCTAGCAGGACACGGGCCTCGGCCTCGCTGGTCACCTGACCGCCGATGATCCGGACACTCAGCTGCGGCCTCGAGCGAAGAGCTTTGAGCAGGTCGGTCAGCTCGTCAGGGGTTGGGGGCTCCTCGACACCCAGGAGCACCCTCAACCCCCTCGGCAGGTACAGGGCGATCAGCTCGATCAAGGCGGAAAGTCGCTCGATCGAGAGCGAAGGGCAGGTCCTCCGGATCACGCGAAAAACCTCCTCGCGAAGGCCGCCAGCGCATCGAATCCTAGGTATATCGACAGCAGGTATCCCGCGAAAAAGTAAGACAGAACCACCACCTTAAACCATTGATGCCCATTGACATAGGCGACCATGTCGTCAATAACATTCCTCATGACCATCATAGCGTTGAGCGTCCAGAAAAACAGGCAAAACATCAGCACCGGCTCCAGCCGCACACAGGGCATTTAACGCACCCCTCCTCTCGAACCGTCATGCCCCCGCAATCGGGGCAAACTAGTCCAGCACTCACTTCGCGGGCCTCTCCCGTGATTTGCTCAAGACATCGCGCAATTCCATCCGGAATACTGAGTATTGACTTGCCGTCATGGTCCCAGACCGGCTGGGCACCGGAAATCCCCTTCAGCTGCTCGATGATCTCGCTCACGGGGGCACCGTACCGCAGGGACAGGGACATCAGGCGGCCGATGGCCTCCGTGTTGGACTCCATGTCGGCTCCCGACTTGCCAACCGTGGCGAAGGCCTCCACGGGGGTCCCGTCAGACAGCGTGTTGAGCGTGACGTAGAGGTTCCCGAACGCGGTCGGCATCTTGCTCGTCTTGCCGTCGAGCACCCCCTCCTCGCGCCGGTAGGGAAGGCCGCGCTTTGTGGGCTTATCCTGGGCTTTGGCCTTGGAACCGTCGGCAATCAGTACCTGGGAGTCAAGACAGCCGTCCCTGTAAACGGTGATTCCCTTGCAGCATTGCTTCCAGGCGAGCAGGTAGGCCTCGCGGACGTCCTCCACCGTCGCGCTGTTGGGCAGGTTTATGGTCTTGCTCACGGCGAGATCTGTGCTCTCTTGAAAGGCAGCCTGCATGGCAATCTGCTCAGGCACGCTGATCTCATGGGCAGAGACAAAGACATCAGGATCGTACCATCCCTCGCGCTGGGCCTGTTCATAGAGGGGGTGGACATATTCGAGCGCCTGAGTCCCTGCGAAGGCCATGCGGGTATGCCGGAACGAGAACACAGGCTCGATGCCGGACGAAACGCCGGCAATCAGGCTGATGGTCCCAGTTGGCGCGATACAGGTCAGGGTTGCGTTGCGGCGATAGGCCCCCATGCACGCAGGGTAGACCCCCCGCTCGTGACCCAGCGCGGCGGATTCGTCGGCCGCGATGTTGCGCACCTTCCCCCACAAGCTCTTGGCGAGGTATAACGATTCCTGCGAGCCGTAGCGGATCCGCAGCTTGATGAGCGCGTCCGCCCAGCCCATGATCCCCAGGCCGATCTTGCGGGTCCTCAGCGCGGCCTCGCGAATCTCCGGAAGAGGGTACGTGTTCATCTCGATTACGTCATCGAGGAACCGGACCGCAACCCGCACAACCTCGTCGAGCCGGTCGTAGTCGATATTCCCGTCGCGGACGAAAGCGGCGATGTTGATGGAACCAAGGTTGCATGCCTCGTAGGGGTACAAAGGCGTTTCACCGCATGGATTAGTTGCCTCTATGTTACCAAGATGCGGGGTCGGATTAAACATATTGATAGCATCATAGAACAGCATCCCAGGATCCCCCGTTTTCCACGCCTGTTCCACGGTGCGCTCAAACAGGGGTTCCTCGCCCGCCTCCGCGCGTTTCATCCACTCGTCGGTCGCCATGATCGAGATATTGAAATTGGTCAGCCGGCCGGAGCCCTTGGCGTTGATAAACGCCTCGAGATCGGGGTGATCGCAGTTGAGGATGCCCATGTTTGCCCCTCTGCGGCCCCCGCCGGCCTTGACCACGTCCGTGACCTTGTCATACAGCTCCATGAACGATACGGGCCCTGATGCGGTCCCGATGGAATGAGAGATCGGAGAGCCGGCCGGCCGGAGCTTCGAGAAGTTGAAACCGGTGTTGTGGACGACGCAGAATCCGTTCACCCCTGCCACGTAAGTCTGGGTTCCTGGGACCGTGAGGTCATAAAGCGTGTCGTCCTTTTCCGAGATGCTGACCGACTTGACCACATGGGCACTATCCAGGGCGGCGGCAAGTTCGTTCTCGCCAATCTCCCGCAGGAGCATGGCTGCCGAGTTGATAGGAAGCAGTCCGTCGTGGTGCCATCGCCGAATGTTGATCTTGCCCCGGTTCATGGGGATTCCGTTATGCCACAAGTCGGTTTTCCAGAAGTCAACCCCGTAATGCTCTTTTAACCTTTTGTCGTATTCGAGCGAAACGGGGATGGCGAACTGTTTGTGCCCCGTGATGTGCCCTGCGTGTCGTGTGGAAAGACGGTCTGCCGCTTCGATCAGGCTCGCGTTGGTTCTCATGTGAATCTCGTAGATCGGCTGCTCGTTCGTTCGGCGCGGAACCCGCCGCCTCATGGACGCCGAGATGCCGAGGCATCCGCACAAGGCCATGACATCCTGAGCCAGCCCCTCGGAGATCGTGTCATAGAAGAACCCGTGCTTGTTGTTGCAGTACCAGCCGTCGCCATCCAGGAGCCCGATGAGAAGGTGAATCATCGTGCTTGCACCGCTGGTCCAGACCCATTCGGGGATGCGCTTGTTGGAGCACCTGACATCATCCCTGCCTAATGATTCGAAGAGGACTTCTGCCTTCTTGCCCGAAACTGTGAGTTCCCACACGGGGGTCTGGTACGCAGGGTTGCAGGACAACGAATAGTTGCACCCCATCACCTCGGCGGCACGGGCAATGACTGATTCGTAACTCTTTGCAATTCGGAGCCTTCGATACTGATATTTGAGGCTCGAACTCGTGAAGTCGAAAGCCCCATCGCTCAGGATCAATCCGATGAGCCATGCTCCCCAATCAGGGGCGGTCGCTTCGGACATCATCGTGCTTCCTACCACCACATCGCCTTTCCTGAGTTGATCTGCCCTGCGCTCTTCGATCCCTTCACCGTTCCACACGAAGAAGGGGTGCCAATCACTTGCGCGAACACTGCATCCACCCGACATCTTCACTTCGTATATCCTGGATGCCGGAAGAGGGTTGACGTGGTGCGCCGAAACCCGCTTGTACTGCATGGTCTTTGTGGACGGGTCGAACGAAAGGACCTTATCCTGGCGATGCTCTTCGCAGAATGTCTTGAGATCGACGGGGCCCTTCTCAGTCAGTAGCGTGGACTCGCCGCCGATACAACCGCCGCCGCTCTTGAAGATCATGGCCTGAGCCGTGGCGGCCGCCATGATCGACTCCATGCTATCCTCGATCGGAAGCACGAAGCACGCCGCAAGCTGCGCCTTCGGCTTTCCGGCGTTCATTAAAGTGGGGGAGTTGGGCAGGAACTCCCCCCGATTCATGATCTCAAAGAACTGGTCCTTCACGGACTGAGTCTCGGCGAAGCCGATGTAGTCAGCGACCCGCCGGAACATCATCTCCGGAGTCTCGTTGGGCCAGAGATAGCGTTTCTTCAGGATGGTCATCGCATTGTCGTCAAAAATCATAGGCTCCCTCCGTCTGCCACATACCCTTCGCCGAGCGCGTCGATAGCGCACTCGGCCAGATAGAACTGATCAAACCATTCGGTCCCACACTCGCGGCAGCGGACATGCCGCTCGTAAACGTCATAGTCCACCAGCTGCAGGTCAGTCACCGAACCGTTCACGGCAACGTCGGCCCCGCACGCGGGGCACCGTCTCCCGCAGCCACTCACGTATTTCCGCTCCGCCTCCGCCAGATCGATCGCGATCATTCCATCACCCCCAGCACCTGGTAGAAACGATAAAGCCCGTATAGCGTCCAGTAGATCAGCGCCGGAAAAACAAGGGCGATCGCCGAGGCAGCGATCGCCCAGAAGCATTCATTCCGAATCCGGTGCATCGTCGTCATCCGTCTCAGGTCCCCCTCTCCTGTAGGGCATCCATGGATATAAGGGGCAGTCTGCGATCTCGCAGTCTGCGGCCCCGTTGACGTAATACCCCATGCAGTCGTAACACTTGGCGCGGATGACCTCCCCGCGCGTCAAGATCTTGCCCCGAAGGTACTGGACATATTCGGCCCTGCCCCGACGCTTCGTGCCGATCCGCCGAATCTCGTCCAACACCCAGCTTTTTGCGTCAGACCCCCGTGCTTCCAAACCCGCCATCCCCGCGCTCCGATTCCGGCAACGACTCCACGGCTATGTAGCTGGCAGTCTCCACGCGCGCCAGCACCAGCTGCGCAATGCGGTCCCCCCGCTTCACCATGAACGGTTCCCAACCGTGGTTGATCAGGATGACCCCGACCTCTCCTCGATACCCGCTATCGACGGTTCCGGGCGTGTTGAGAACGGTCACTCCGTGCTTCAGGGCCAGTCCCGACCGCGGCCGGACCTGAAGCTCGTAGCCCTGAGGAACCGCAACCCTGATCCCCGTGGGGACCAGTTTAGCCTCGGCCGGCTCGATCACACAGAAGATCCGGCTCCGCAGGTCGGCCCCAGCGTCGTGAGGATGGGCGTAGGCCGGCAGTTCAATGTCAGGTTCGATCAGATGGACTGGGATTCTAGGCATTTATTCCCCTCCCCATAAAGGATTTCATTCAGTTGCGCTATGGCCAGAAACAGCGGATAGGCCTGCTGTGGCACAAAACGCTACTGGCTGGATCCCCGCCCATTCGGCCGCGAGGTCCAGCCCGCCGATGCCTGAAAACAGACTAAGAGCCCTCACGGCTCCATCGCCTCCTCATCCGGTCCGTCGGACCACGGGCTGATCATTCCTCGACCGCCTCGCACAATAGATCAATCTGGACGGGGATAAACACGTCCACCCCATTACGCGCCATCGCCCTGAGTATCCTCGCCTCGGTGACAATCCGGGAAACCCTGTTGTGCCGTTCGATACTGTCCGGAAGGTTCCCACTACGGTAACCGCACGTCAGGCATTTAATACGCCCTTGCGCCGATGGCACCATCTCCCCATCTCCCCATCGCAAAAAGGGCAATCCTCAATCATGACTGCCCCTCCGCCCCGGCTACAACCGCATCTAACATGGCCTGCGCCGCCTCGACCTCACCCCTAGCCTGATCGGCCATAGCCCTGGCCTCCCTCATGAGGACATCGGCCATTCTCGCGAGAATGGACCATTTCCAGTCGTTCAACACCTCGATGAATGCCCTTGTGACCGCTTCGCCCGATTCAAGAGCTGGAGGAAATGCGTTGCTCGATGGTAACGCCACCGAGCAGTTGAAGGAGATGCACGTGATGCCCCAGAGACTCCCAGCGTCCCCTGCCCTGCCGAAGGACGCATCGTGCCATAGACACTCAGGTGGCGATGACATCTTGTCATACCAATGCTTTAATGCCCTCAGCCGGTCTGCATCATGCTTTAATTCGCATATCCTATCGATCGTGTCCTTCTTGAACATCCACAAATCCCCCTTCCGCAATCCTCCGAATCTCCGTCGGTTCCCCGAACAGCGCCATCGTCTCGGCTTCCTCCCCCTCCGGCTCAGGCCGTGGGAGATACCTGAAGCACGGCGGATACGGCACCGTGAGCAGCCCCTCCTCGCATTTCCCGCTCCAACGAAGGCAGGCGTAGCACTCAGCACTAGGACGCATCCCCCAACACCTCACGGGCCTTCCGCATCGCCCGCCCTAATTCGTCGCCCGTGTCAGAGTAAGCGAATACGGAGCCAAACGCCTTCACACACTCCCTTAACGCCGATTCCAGCTTGGCGTAGTCGGAATAGCGGACGTAATCGCCATCCCGAATATTAAGCATCGTCAGTAAACGCTCTGGCCCATTTAACCCCATGCTGTATCCCATGCTGTATCGCTTAACCATCACGCACGGCCCCCTTCCTTACATATCCACATCCGGGCGACTCCCATTCCGCTTGTTCGCTCGAAACAGTAGGGAATCCAGCCATGCCGTTCATACATTAATCGGGATTCGCTGTCTGTCAGCCCACTATTCACCGACGAATACCCCGCTGGCGTTTTAGGGAAATGCGGGTGACGATAAAACAACCCACGAATCCACGCCATAACCACAAACAGGCGATATTTCATTCCGCTCCACCCCCTTCCACGGCTAGGAGTAATTCATTTCCTGTCTCCGAGATTTCCAGCATCGTCCCGGTGCGTCTCGCCTTCGCCCATTTCTCCGCCGCCCGGACGACCCTGGAGAGGCGGTTGTGCTGTTCGTTGCTATCGAGCAACACCCCTCCGCGATAACAACAGTTGGGGCAACTGATTCTCTCGAAAGTGTCCGTAATAACCTCACTTCCACAGAACGGGCACGGCTCAATCTTCATGGTCGACCTCCAGCTTGGCGAGGGTTTGCTGGTAGCGTATCGCCAGCACAACGCAATCGTTAATCGTCGTGTTGTTGAGTTCTAGCGACCACTCCCGAACTGCCTTAGCCAATTCGTCGCCTATATCCGCTACCTCTAGCAGGGAGGGCAGGGCGTTCCTAATATCCCTGTCCTCGCTATGCCAGCGGTCGCAAAACTCCCCAAGGTTTTCCCCTTCCCTGCGCCCGTCACAGCGCCCCCCTGCAATCAGCCGTTTCCACAAGGGCATGACGGCCCAGCAGCTCTAACACTTCCTCCACGGACGTGACCTCGGCCACGATCCCCCCTGCCTGGGCGATAGCGCGCTGGCATGATAGCTGCCTTGCCGTGGACGTGTTGCCCGGACGTTTGACCTCCAGCGCAACAAATCGACCCGACACGCAGGCCACGATGTCGGGGACCCCGGCCTTCTGGAACGGCCCCCCGTGCACCTTGAACCACCAGACGTTCTCGAGGTTGTCCAGGAATTTACAAATGGCTTTCTGGATTACTTCTTCCTTAGGCGTCAGCCCGCGCCGGACCGGCTTCCCGCGATGGATCTCCGGCTTCCTGTTGTCTGGCATCTGCCTCACCTGGTACCAGTTGCCGTTACAGTCTTTCTCCCACATGTCAGCCTCCCTATACACACCAGGAAACCGCCTGCGCGGAGGCCGGCTGGCACAGAACCAGCGTATCCCGCGCCCGCGTAGCCCCGACATAAAACTGACGTATCACGCTGTCCCTTGCCTCCGTGCCCCCATTGTTCCATTCCTCCCCTCCGGCGATGGACAGGTCGGGGAACAGGTAGACCACGTCGGCCTCTCCGCCTTTGACGCTGTGGATCGTGCCGACGATCACCTTCGGGGCCTCCATCAGCGGTCCTGCTCCGTGTCTCCGGTAGATCGACAGCACCTTGTCCAGCTTCACGCCGGACAGCAGGTTCTGCGCCAGCCAGTCCACCTGCTGCGATTCGTCGCCGAACACGAAAATGTCCATTAGATCCTCGTGAGCCTCGAAATCAATCACCTCGTCCACCGCCAGCGTCCTGTCGTCGTCCCACGGTTGGAGCAAGTCGCGGATGTGCCTGCGCAGACCGCTCACCTTGACCATGGAGGTCCAGAGTTTTGCATCAGCCACGGTCCATGGCCGGCGCAGGAACGCAAGGAACTTGTCCTTGACCGAGACCCCGCGGGTTGCGGTTAGCGGGTTCCACAGCATGTTGGACGAGCGATAGGGGTTGTGGAACCTGATGCCCTCGGACGCTAGGGCCAGACGGATCGGATCCACGTGGTAGGAACACGCACCGAGGAGCATGACCGTTTTGCCGGCGGACAGGTGCCGCTGCGCATCATCGATCAGCGCAAGAGGGGATCGGTAGGTCAGCCCCGTGTGGCCATAGACCACACTCCCCTCGTAGTCCCGCGGCATGTATTCCTTCGGCTCGCGGACCGAGACCATTGAAATCCACTTGGTGGCCCACTCCTGCACCGCACGGGGGACCCGATACGACTGCCTCAGGACAAACTTGCGGTCATCAGGAATGTCCTGCTCGAGGAACGCCGACGGCGTGGCGCCCAAAAAACGGTAAAGCACCTGGTCGTCGTCCCCCGCAATCACGCATTGGTCCGATTTGTTTGCCCACTTCCGGACCACCGCAAGCATCAGGGGATTGAGGTCCTGCGCCTCGTCGACGAACAGGACGTCCGGGGCCCCAGGCGCGCACTCGAAATCCCGCCATGCCGTCTCGATCATGTCCGTGTAATCCACCAGATTGTTTGCCCGCTTCCAGTCCTCCCACTTTGCCGCGAACCCCCTGACCGAGGATGGCCAGAGGTCGCGCGGGACCATCCGGCCCCGCAGACGCTGGTACTCCGCCTTGATGGCGTCACCGAAGGACCTCCCGACCGTATCCGCCGGACTGTCCAGCATGTCCTCGCCCCTGCTCTCGCCGGACACGGCATAGATCGGAGCAAAGGCGTTGAAGTCCTCCACGCGGGTCTCGGCGATCTCAGGCCGGCCCATGGCTCGATAGCAATGGGCATGGAGTGTTCCGACATTGTCCTTGGGAATAGGGAGCTGGCGACCAGTAAGCTCGACGGCTGCCGCACGCGTGAAACTGGTCACCAGCACATTCTCGGCACCATAGGCCCCCACGGCGCGGACGATTTGCCGGCTCAGGTAGGTGGTCTTGCCCGTGCCTGGGGGACCGAACACCCTGAACTCGCGCTCCAACCTACATCACCGGACTCTCGGACACCGTGTAGCATCCGTCACCTAGGTAGCTGGCATACTTGATCGGGATCCCCAGCCTGTAGGCAGTCTGGATCTCTTTGCAGACTCCGTAGGACCTTTGCCACCCCTCCTCCTTCATCACCCACAGCTCGTCGGCCCAGCCATGCAGCAGGGGCAGGTCGAACTCCAACCAGAAGTCAGCGTCCTTGGCGGACAGCTCCTCCGGCCCCATCGTCAGGATCGGATGGGAGTGGCTGATCGGGCTGAACACGTGGTACCCCTCGGTCATCAGCACGCCGGCAAACTCGGACACAGCACGGAAAGACTGTGACTCTCGGCCCGAATAGGGGACCGCAAGATAGATCCTACGCGGCTCTTGTGGACTCAAGCGCTCGCACAAACTCATACCACAGGTCCTCCAGTCCGGAATTGTTTTTCAGGATCAAGTCAGGCCTGAAACCGGCCAGCTCGCCTTCGGAGGGATGATCCCCCTCGTATCTCTCGGTGGCCGCATCACGATCGATCCTGACCACCATCCCACCCATATCAATGACCCATTGGGCCTCGTTCTGGAACCTAAGGTCATCAATGACGACCCCGCGCGCTCGCGTCACGGGAATCTGGAGGACCTTCTGCTCCATCGCACGGACCCAGACGTCCCCGCGAATCAGGTTGCGGCCCCACTCAGTACCCAGCGTCTGCATCAACCTACGCGCTGAAACGCCGATCTGGGGAATCTCGACCTCCTTCTCGTCGTAGACATATTTCAGGGCCCTAACATATTCGACACCGAATGATGTGATAAAGTCCACGACCATCTTCTTTATTGGGGCGGCGAATGACACGCTTTCATACCCCCACTCCTTGGTGATCCGGTACGCCAAGGTCGTCTTCCCCGACCTCGGCACCAGCGAATAAATCGCAATGATCGACTTAGGAACAATTACCCCCACAATTCATCCCCCCTAGGGCTTCCAGTAATCAGGGCTTCCAGTAATCAGGGCTTCCAGTAATCAGGGCTTCCAGTAATCAGGACCTCCGGCAAGTGGATACAGGTCGCGCGACGTCCGCTTGACCTGACCGTCCACGACCCTGCTGTAGGACTTGTGGACCTTGCCTCGATCACACAGGTATCTCTGAATACACCCGACAATGTCACGGTATTTCCGCCGGCCCGTCCTTGCACACCACGCCTCCACGTGGGGGCCGGCCACGTAGACGTTCTCCCCGTCGCAGTATGGGCGGCCTACTCTCAGGGCCTCCGCCTCGGCCGCCTTGCGTTCTTCCGGCGGGAGCGTCGACAGGTCGATCCACGGATGGGCCTTGAGGTACTCGCGAATGACCGACTCGATCCATCCTTCGCGAGTCTCGACGCTCGGCGCTCCTTCCTCCTCGAGCGCCAGCCCGATCAAGTCCATCACGTCCTCCCAACGCCCAGGATGCTTCTTGGTATCGAGGAAGCGAGGGAAAAACTTGTTGCAGACCCCGTACAGGGCCGACCGCAGAGTCTCCTGCCGCGTGAACTGGTCCCGCTCCAGCGTAACGGAGCCAGAGACCGTGAAGACCTCGTACACAGGGGGATCCGACGTGGTCTTGACGATCCGCGTGATCGGAATCCCCAGCAGGGACCGCAGGGATGCTATGGCCTGTTCCCTCCGCTCGTCCTCCGTGCCTCCGCTGGACTGGACCGCTTGCAGGACGCTGGAGGCGTCCGACGGAGAGCAGGACGGATGGACCGATGACTCGTCGCTGATCCACCCCCTCGCGCCGTTGATTGTCCGGATGAAATAGTCCGGACGGTTGTCGTTCTTGTGGTTCCCCCACTTGTGACGGTGCCACAGGATCGTGTCCACGATCTCCTGATCCGTCCAGCCGGCCTTGAGCAGGAGCACCGCAATCCTCGCGTCGTAACGCGACAGGTCTGTCGTGCTCCCGTCGGGCAGGGGCTCAGTGTGCTCGATAAGCCGGCGGAACCGGTCGCAATTGGCCACGAGTGCCTCGAACTTCTCGGATGGCGGGACCGGCAGGGGCTTCAGGGTGAAACGGACCGGATCCGCGGTGATCCGCTCGGCCACGTCAGGCTCAGCGAAGGAGGATTCCGTGAAAAAGGCCTCTAGGTCAGACGGATCGTAGCGGACCGGATCGCTGGAAAGGATCCGGACCGGCAGCGGCGGGGTCTCCTTGTGATTTAGCGTGCCTGGGACTCGCAGAAGACGCGCCAGGTCGCTAACCGTGTCGATCTGCCAGCCCCGCTCCCGCGCGCGCTCCTCCAGAGACCGGCCCCAGCGCCGGGCAAAGTGGGCCACGTCTACGCGCTCGTGATCCGACCCGACGAGCCACGGCTCTCGAAACAGCCACCAGACATGCAGCCCGTGACCGCTATGGATCACAATGCTGGGGTCCACGCCCATCGACCGGACCAGCTCCAGCGCGTCCTGTTCGGTGGGCGGATACTTTTTGGATGCCCCGTTGTGGGCGATGTCGATGTCCGCCCACATGCCCACGATCCCCGCCGAATCCGCGTTCGAGCATCTGGATCCGATCCCAAGGTCGCGCTCGGAGAGACTGACCTGTACATACACGTCCCACTCGGCCGCCTCCCCTTCGATATAATGGGCCGCAGTGTCGATGTCCTGCGGCCCCTTGAACCATTTAGACTTGCTCCGCTTGACCGTCTTGCCGCCCTCTCCGACCCTCTCCTGCTTGGACCAGACCAGCCACCAGCGATCATCAGGGATTTCGCCGAAGAGGGCTTCGAGGAAGGCACGGACCATGATTACTCCTCCTCGTAGTCGTCCGCCACAGGTGTCCCGACCAGCATCGCGTCGAGATACCTGTGGTATTTCTCGGCCTCCCTCGCCAGCTCCTCGCTGGCCAATTCGATCATCCTAGGCTTAATTTTTGAATACGTATTCCCATCCTTGCTTACTTTTTCAAGGGAAAGCCCAACAATTACCTTATAAAACGGAACATTCTTGGAGGTCAGACGGATCAGGAACTGGTCCAGATCCTTCAGGCTGCCTGGGGGAGTGGAGATCCTGACAGGGATCAACTCGTCCGGCCGCAGGAGGTACAGCACCCTGCGTTCCGCACAGGCCTTTCCTTTCCCACCACGCGCGCTGGACCCCCACTCGTTCCGCTTGCAGGTAGCGCAACGGTGAACGCCGACCTCACCGGTCCCCATGGGATCTCCGTGACCCGTGATCAGGTCGCGGGAATAACAGATGGGAGGCTCTCCCGTGGAGACGTCTCGATCGGCGTAATAGGCTCGCGTCGGCTGTTTTGCAAGAATGATTCCAACGATCTCCCTTACACTCTCGACGTCGCCGGAAAGCGTCGGGATTTCCCATGTCACCCCGCCGCCGGCGGGGATCTTGATCTTTTCAAAAAATGCGGGATTGAGGGTTGCCGTATCCCCCAGGTTGGCGCGGATCGTGTCCACGACACGGTCGGCACCCTGAACCGCCAATGCGAACGTATCGACCTTAGCAAGATTCGCCATCCGCTATCGTCCTCCCTAAGATTTGCGCGACCGGACTTTCGTCACGATCGCAACATTGAATGCGTCCTGAAATTCCTTGGGGATCTCGCCGTGCTCACGATACAGCTCGTTGAAATAGGCACGGACACGCTGCTGGACCGGCTGGCGCGCCACGAAATCGTCCAGCCCCAGCTCCTCTAAGAGCTCACAAGCGCGCTCGTAGTCCTTGTCGGCCACCGAGCAGTAGACCGACGTCTCCAGCCTCAGGGTCCTGTTGCCGACACGGCAGGAATCGACCCCGAGATTTTGCATTTGATCGATGACCCCCGGCTCCAGCTCGGCCAGCTTGTCCTTGACCTGCCGAAGCCTCCCCTCCAGATCCATCCGTTCCTGCTCGAGCGCAGCGAAGCGCTCAAGCAACGACTGCTCCATCATTCCCTGCCTCCTCCCAGAATCGCCTCCACGATGTCCTTCTTCTCGTCGATGGCCCGATATACCCGCTCGTCGATCGTGTCCTCACAGATCAGATGCACGTAGCAGACCGAGCGGGTCTGACCTGGACGATGAACCCGACGCAGCGACTGCTCATATTTCCCCCTCTCGTAGGTGATCGAGTAATAGATGCAGATCCTTGCCCTCGTTAGATCGACACCCTCACCTCCCGACTGAATCTGGACCCCTATCACGTCGTACTTGCCGGCCTGCCACTCGGCCAGCTGGTTTGTCCTGCCGGAAAGCTCGCAGTAACTCCGGCCGGCACGCTGGCAGGTCTCACGGATCATGTCAAGGTCGCCGTGAAACCGCGCGAACACCACGACCGGCTCCTCCTTGGGCAGGTCCTCCAGCACGTCCGCCAGCATCCTTCCCTTCTCGTCCCCGACGCGGACCGTCTGCCCGTCGTCGGTCTTCACGAAGCCTGACGCAATCTGCTGGAGCCGGACCACCTTGGTCAGCGCATTGCTGACCGTGACTTCGCCGGACTCCACCTGCGCGTAGAAATCACGCTCGATCTGCCGATATACCTTCCGCGTCTGCGGAGACAGGACCGCGAAGCGTTTCTCGTGGACCGCTTCAGGAAGGTCCAGCACATCCTCGGAGACACGGTAGGTCGCGGAGTGGAATTTCCGCGCGAATTCCTCCCCTCGCTGGAATCCAATGACAGCTTTGCCGTTGAACCCGCCCAGAATCGCGTATCTGGAACGGAAGAGGTAGAAACTGGTCCCGAAGATGGACGGATCGATGAAACGGAACTGGCTCCAAGCGTCGAGAATATCGTGCGGGGTTGGCGTACCGCTCAGGCAGACCCTGTGCTTGGCCTTCTTGGCAAGCTTGGCGCAGAAGTCGCTGGCTCGACCCTTCGGGGCCTTGATCCGGTGGGACTCGTCCAGAAACACGTAGTCCCACTCCTCCCCCAGGAGGATCGTCGAGATCGGCGGCCTCCACGCGGACTCGTAGTTGACCACAACCCAGACCGTCGAGTTGCTCCGGTTCAGCGCGTCTGCGAGACGCTCCGCACGGCTGGCCACGCTCCACCGATCCAGCGCGGCGATCCGGTAGGGCAGTGCCGCATGCCGCTCCAGCTCCCTCGGCCAGACCGATACGACCGAAAGCGGCGAGATCACTAGGACCCGTCGCGCCGCTGCGTTCTGGGCGAGGTCGATGGCCACCTTGGTTTTCCCTGTCCCCATACCCATCGCCAGAAGACAGCTCCCGCGCAGGCGTGCAAAATGGTAGGCCTGCAGCTGGTGCCTCCAGCCATCCGTCCTGCGGATCATGGGCTGGGGAAGGTCGCTAGATGTCTTGCAGTCAACAGCCTCGCTGATTCTTCGACCCTGCGCGAGGTATGAATTGAACCCCTCGTCGCCTCGAAGCCTGTCACCAAAGATATCATAAAGTGAACAAGCGGAGAATGGTCCCGCGGGGACCAGCACCGTGCCGGTCTCCTGATTCCAGCGGCCTAAGGCACGCTCGATGACGTCTCGCCACATGTCCGGCGGGCAGTCCACGTGGAACCAGTTTCCCCGCGTCTTGACAATGCATAGCCGCAGGGTGAATTCCAAAGTCATTTTGCCCCCTTGCCTTATTTTTTAAAGCGTTTGATGCTTTCCGGTTTACGAGGGTGGGCTACCTTCATCGCCTTTCATTCCGTCGAAAAGAAATCGTTCAATACTCGGCTCCAGAATCCCTGTCCAAGATCCCGCGGCACCCTCGGCCTAGGGCTGCCTCCGCCGCGGACCGGCAATGTATGCACTTGTCAAGGTACGCGACAGATTATACATGGCACTTTGCAGGATGTCAAGGAGCCAAGTAAAAATTATTGTACAGTTTGTCTAGTGTGTTGACACTGGTGAGATTGGTTCTGGATGAGAGGAAGTGACTGATTTGAATCCACGCGATACCGCGCGGGACCTGCTTTCTAAACACGGGCTGAGCGAACAGGTTCCGGTCAACCTGTCGGCCCTGTGCCGGCTCCTCGGCATAAAAGTAGTGTTCTGCGCATGAGACAAGCTCCATGGGGCGGCGATCTCCGGCCCAGAGGAACACGTGATTCTCGTCAACGAGAACCTGCCCGTCGTTCGACAGCGGTTCACGATTGCCCATGAGCTCGGACACCTCGTCCTAGGTCACCGTGGGGTTGCGTTCAAGACCGGCGCAGACTCACACGAAAAAATGGAGCTGGGGGCAAACCTGTTTGCAGGGGAACTACTGATGCCCCTTGAACCCTCCCGGCATATCGCACGAAGCAAAAAGCTACAAGTGGCGGCAATCGCCAGCGAATTCATGGCATCCGAACAGTCCGTGGCTATCCGGCTCGGAAGGCTTACACGGTTGGGGGCTCTAACTCTCTCCACCGTTTTTACGTACCATTTGTGAATTTTTTCTACTACTCAAACTAAAATCCTTATATATACGCGTGGGAGTAGTTGGTATCACTGAAGTTCCGCCCGCGCGCACACACGTGTCTGAGCAGTCAATTTTTTCGTCTCTGCTCACTTTCGTGTAGGCTAAAATGCAGTATTTGCAAGCATTTGAGTTACTTTGAGCAGAGTGAGCAGTTGAGCAGAGGCTATTTTATTTTTTTTTTGAAATTACTCCCACGCGTATATATAGGGGCCTGCTCTCTGCTCAGACGGCCTATCGTTCCTCCTCCCCCACAAGTCACCCCACCAGGCACCCCACCAGACGCCCCACCGGCTCCACCGGATCTTGCAAAACTCCCTATTGACAGAAAGCAGGGTTGTGGTACCCTGCCAATAGGGGGGTGTAAAGCTGGGGCCGGCTGGAAAGAGTGGGCTGTAGCCTATCGCAAGCTCACGGGATACACCGTTGCAGAGTCGCGTGTAGACGCGATGCGACGCGATCTGCTTGAGGATGTGGACTGCTTTATCGAGCTCATCGGCCAATAAAAAAAGACCCCCCCCGCCATTTCGACGGGGGGGGGTCATGTGGCACAATCGCCACAAGCTCACGTACAGGGCCTATAAAGCATCAAACTTTTCTTGGAGTATGGAGATATGCCTTAAACCAAGTTTGATATGTCTACGGGGCTCCTAGGCCCCTTCCTGAGGGTCTGAGAGGGATGGATCACCCCCATCCAGAAGTGTGGGGTCCTCTGCGAGCAATTCGGCGCGGAATTCCTCCCACGGGGTCAGAGCACCGAGCCGGTAGCCAGCCCAACCAGGAGCAAGATCAGACCCTTCTTCCTCGCGTTCCGCCGCTCTTCCTGTAGTCTCTCCTGCCATGCTTTTCTCTCGGCCTCCATCGCCGCGATCAACTCCTGCGTCTGCTGGATCAGCCGGTCCACGTCCGTCCGCTCGGACCTCAGGGCATCCTGCAGGGCATCCCGCTCGGCCCTGAGGCCGCGGATCTCGCCCAGGAGCAATCGGGCGTCCTCGACGGGCATCACGACCTCGCCGTCAGGGCTGAGTCTGGCCGCCGCGCAGCTCGTCGAGCAGAGCATTGAGCTCAGCAACAACGGCATCAGCAGACAGATCGCGCACAGCCTCCCTGCCCGAAAAATACGAGTCTTCGATGGCCTGGTCATTCCGTGTCCTCCTCGTCCGGATCGTCGTCACAGTATTCGACCACGAATCCTGCTTGCCGGCAGTCACCGTAGCCTCTGGGACAGACGGATGGCGTCCACCCCAGATCGACCAGCAGACGAGTCCAGCAGACGCAGCCAACACCAGCAACATTACGGCCGCAAGCCAGGCACTCAGCCGGCGTGTCCATGTTGTCATGGTTTGACATAATGCCAAGCGACATAATGTCGCATGGTGACAACCACTATTTACGCCCCAGGATCCCCCGCCACAGCTCCTTCACGGAGATCCCCTTCCGGTCCGCCACGATGAAACTGACGACAGCAATAACAAACAGTATACCAAGAATCATGGAGGGCCAATATCCGATGTAATCCGCGAGGGTCTTACTCATTGTTTACATCTCCTCCTTCGCTGGGTTTGTTACCCCTGATGTAACCGAGCACCCCGCCGATTGCGGCGTTGGCCAGCCCCACCAGGGAAACCATGATCGAGCTGTCCGTGTCCCCGTGCCACGCCAATCCTCCGGCCACAAGAAGGCACAGGAAGGCGAACAGCAGGATGCCGAACGCCAGGCCATCATTTGTGACGTCGATGATCTTCACGCGTGAACCCTCCCCCAGGTCCGGACGATGGCCTCCAGCTCCGGAATCGTCGGGACGTAGATCTTCGGCTCCCCGCGTCCCTGGTCCTGCACCCAGTAGGGGTTCTTTCTGCCGTCGAACATGTCGACGTGCAGGAATGCTGCCCCTCCGCGCGTCAGGTAGACTCCCACCCCATGGAACAGCCTTGTCGCGCATTTGAGTACCTCCATCACCGGAACCTGGTCTGCCGTAACGATGTCCGCCGCGTCTGAGATCAGGTGCCGGCTGGACTTGGCGCCGCCGACGCGAGCATTGTGGGTGGGGCACCTGTAGCCGCTCGTGATGGCGATCGGTCCGACAGACTCCCTGAGCCGCTCGAGGGCGTCGATCAGGCTGGTGTCGACCCGATAGACTCCGCAATGTCGGCACGCGAACTCCCCGGAGCGGAAGTGGGGCGACAGGCGCCGGCCATGGTCCGCTCCGTTCCCATAGCGCATCATATTTCCACCCCCCATTTCCCGCGGGCCCAGCGTTTGACGATCTCCCAAAAGACCAAGACACAGGTTGGCATGGCGATACCTAGCAGGGTGATCTGCCCCCGCGTCCGGTCCGCCCACTCCTTGAGATCAGCCAGCTGGTCCTTGGTGCCATCGTAGTCCCTGCCGCGCTCCAGACACATGCTTTGCCATTGATCGAAGGCCCCCTCCAGCCTGGACAGCCTCGAGTCCAGCTGGTGATATAGCCAGATCACGCCTGGATCGGTCCCAGGGGGAGGGGAGGTCGGTTCGCTGGGCGGCAGGGGGTTGGTCATGACCCCGCCTCCCTCTTGATCCGATCCCAGATGGCAAGCACGTTGTCCGCATACCGCACGGCACGTGTCTTTTCGCCCTTCTGGACCGCGATGGCGCCGCCAGGCCCACCGTTGTATGCGGCGAGCGCCAGCCTCAGGGTGCCACGCAGCTCGGCGCCTTCCAGCTGCGGCATCCGCTTCCCCTTGGAATACTTGCGTATCAGCGATGCCAGGATCGCCGAGCCGAAGCGGATGTTGCTGTCAGGGTCGAGCAGACTACGCGGGTCCCGGCAACCGTACCCCCATGCCGTCGGGAACATGGGCTGCATCAGCCCGTATGAACAGGCCACGTCCTCCCTCGTCCACCGGTTATAGGCCATCCGCTTCTGCCAGGCGGGGTCCGTGTCGATATAGCGCTCGCAATACGCCGGCTCGAACCTGCGAGCCTCATGGTTCCCGCCGCTTTCCTGTTGGATCACTGCAAGGATCAGCGCAGGGTCGACCTGAATATCGGGGTGCCCGCCCCATTTCCGCGCAAGGTCCAGCCACTTCGCGATCCGAGGATCGATCATCAGGCAGACACCTTCCTTATTTAATTGATCTTGAATAATAAAATTATCTTCAAAACTACAGACCTCATTAGGGACAAAAATATAATGCGAGGGCTAATATGACCCCCGCCTTGATTAAGCGTCTTGACATGGCCGACCTCCTTATCAAAATTAAAGCCATCTGAAATCGCTGTACGCCGACCTGGGGTACAGCATCCACTCCGCCAGCGTCCCCAGCAGGAACGGGAACGCAAGCTCAGGGGCAAGCCGGACCAGGGCCGCCCCCGCAAGCACTTGCGATCCGAAGCCGGCCTTGGCGATGAGTCTCTGCTTCCAGGAAGACAAGCTCGGCATTTACCACACGAACCGGATCCCCTCCAACCGGAAACGGAGGCGGCACCCGAAGACGAGAGCGCAAACGAAGTGCCCCGCCTCGTGGACCAGCGGGGCACTCAGAAACACGAGCAGGGGGATCACGAGATCACCGTCCATGCCAGCAGGCTCCCGGCAATCGTCGCCAGCGCGTCGAGCGCCTCCGGCGTCCCGCGCCCCAGGCCCCAGTCCCACAGGATCTCCTTGCCGATGCCGAGGGCAACCCCAGCCGCCAGGCCGATTTTCGGCGTGAAAAGGGCCG